TCGCTAGCAACGATAAGTATGCAGGTTTGTCAATCAAAGGTAGAAACGAACAACGCGCTAAAGATATTGAAAAAGAACGAGAAATTGAAAAGACTCGAGTTGTAGAAACTGAAAAGCCTTTCATTGAAATGCAAAGCGCAATTTACGCAGCGCCGCCAAAATTCAATGATGACTCAATTAGCGACTTAACTGACTTACGTAGTATACTTAAGCGTGATGCTACCAAAAAAGATCCTGACCGTAGAGTGTTTGGAATCTTTAAAAATGAGCCTAGCTTATTAAATGGTTTAGCAGCTGCTGCAAAAGAAGGCGTAGGTTTAACTACTAACATCTTTACTGCGCAATTGAAAATACCAACTGATGTGTATTCAAGGTATAAGAACTTTTCCAAAGAAGATTGGAATGACTTTGAACGTGCATATCAGATCTTAGGCACGCAATTCTTAATGAACGCAAAAGCAAACAAAGGCTTACTAGGCGCTAATCCAAGTAACAACGACGCAATACTCTTACGCGCGCCAATGCCAACTGTTGAGAATACAATTAAGAATATTGACTACTTTGCAAGAAATCAAATCCTTGATGCAAGACTACGTAATGAGCATTACACTGCGTTACGTAACTGGGAGAAGACAAACAAAGGTAAAGACCCAGGCTCATTCTTTGACAACTCAAGTTATACTGATGCATTAGGGCGGCACCGCACACAAAAAGATGAACTAGCAACTACATTCGGATATAGGTAAGCATATGGCAAAGACTAAAGATGATTTGTTTGACCCGCCTGTTGTTGACGTAAAAGAACCACAAAGAGGTACAGTCACAGTTGGCGACTTAAATGAGCCGCCTATTACGGTAAATGAAGTTGCTGCAGCTACGCCAGAGTCCGGTAAAACACTGACAGGTGATGTTATTGGCGGAGTAGCAGGCGCTGCAATTGGTACAAGAGCTCCTACACTTCCATCGCCATCACAAACATCGCAAAAGAAATATGACGCACTACTTGCAAAGCAAACAACCGCTGAGGCAATTGCTGACAAAAGAAGTAAAGCGTTAAACTTTCAAGAAGTATTAAAGACAGCAAATGTTGATACATTGATGGATGAGTTATTAAACTCACAACGTCAATTAGAAACTATTGGCAAACAACTTGAAGCTGCTAAATTAGAACAAGCAAGGTTTTTGCCTGAAACAATTAATAAACCTATTGACCCTGCATCAAGTGGGGGTAGATGGAATGAAAAAGTAGTGGGTGGTCTATCACCAGCAGGCGCTTCGTCAACTGAGTCCGCCCGTCTGTACAATCAAGCAAAGGCTTTACCGCCAGAAATAGCAAATCGTTTCAATGTAACTAACGTGACAAATAAAGCCGGGCAAGGTATGTTAATACCTAACACCATTGACCCAAATTACATGTCACCCGCACATAAAGCTGCTGCTGCCAAAGTTGCAGCGCTAGAAGCAGCGTACGCTGAAGCACAAAGTAACGCCGCTAAATCAAAATTAAAATACGACGCGCTTGGAGCTCCCGGTGCAGTAAGCGCAGGTGAGAGAGAAGCTGCCAGAAAGCTAGCTACGGCACAAGACGCAGTAACACGTGCAGCAACTACAGCAGAGCAGTTCGTTCCAGAAAAAATGAATATGCTACAAAAAGCTGGTTACGCTATTAATAAAATCCCAGGTTTAAATATTTTAGGCGGGGGATTAAGCGGCGCGCAATTCATGGAAGGCGCACAACAGTATCAAAAGGGCGACAAGACTGCCGGTGCTATGGGCATGCTTGGTGGAACAGGCGGTGCGTTAATGATGGCACCTAATCCTTACGCTAAAATTGCAGGCGCCGCAATGTCAGTTCCCCCACTGGCGTATGAAGCATACAAGTATTTTAGTCAGCCAAAGACTAAACCGCAAGAATAACTAAGGTTTATACAACGCATCTCGTATAGCATCATTGTATCGAGACGCCGTAACCATTTCTACTTTAATTTCTTGCAACGCGGTAATGATACTATTCATGCCATGACCGTCACGCAACATGCGTAATGCAACATCTCTGAATTCAGCTTCTAGTTGCAACGTTATATGTTCATTAGCCATTTTGAGAACTCGAATGTAGGGTTGATTGATTGCTCAATAAGATTGTGCGCTTCATAACGATTAATGCGTGGAGGCTTATCAACAATTGGCTCTAATGTCTTATTGCTAATGATTGAATTAAACATATCCATACGAGATTCATATACGTGGAATGAACCTGCAGAAATTGTTAGTGTGCCTAACTGTACGTTTAAAAGCGCTGCAACGATTTCCTGTAGGAAACTAAATGTGGGTAGATCATTGGCCATGCCCCAAAGAATGTCCTGAGAACGCATGATCGCACGTGTGTTTAGTCTACCATTTCGCAATCTAAACTCAATAGCAATAGTGCAAGGCACATCTTTAGCTTCTTTATCCATGTGGTCAACATCAGTGCCATACATTGGTATGACTGCACGGCGACTCATTGGATCGTTTTGCAAAATGTTTACAATATGCCGTACACCAAACTTACCAAACCAGTAAGAGCCATAATTACTATTAAGCTTTCCGTTAACAACGATCTTTCCCCATTGCGCAGCATGTTCTGTAATAGACAAATCTGTAGGGTCAGCACGCAAATACCAAGCCATTTCGCGCTTGAGATACTTGAGATTAAAGTTACGACCTGCAAAAGAATTGAATCGAACATACGGCCCCATTGTGTAAGTAAAGTTTTCAATCTCAAGAGTCTTTTCACCTCGAGGCTCAGACCAGTGGCCATACTCTTTAAGGCATTGGTACAGTTGAATTAAGTCATGCTCGTTATGCAGTGTTGAAAGTTCCATAATTAATCTCTGTGATGTGATACGGTTGATCAGGATAATTTTGCATGTGATGCAAAGGTGGTGGTAATTTTACAGCTTTGATTTGATGTTGTAAAGCCCATGTATACGCATTATTGCCTAACGCAAAAATTCTTTTAGGTTTTAGTTTTGCAATAAAGCTTGGATCAGTTGGCAAGCCGGTATAAGTTTGCGTATTAATCCAATAGACTTCATTTTCCATGACGCCTTCATTCTGTAATGTGGTTGCAAGCATACGACTAGGGCCGTCATCATCATTAAAGTTAATGAAAGGTATAACTACTGCAGATTCTTTTACGTTGGTTCTAGGGCCCTTATCGCACAACATAAGGATATTACCTTCCTTGAAGCAACCACCGCCACTTGCTTTGTTTTGCCTTGACGCGTAAATGTAATCGATCTTACTCATTAGTTCATCAATTGTGTCACGTGTGTAGTCATAGTGGATTGTTGGCAGTGCTGTCATTAGCCCTAAAGCTTCATACTCATCATATACAGCTTCCAATTGCAGTAAGTTATCTAAGTATTCTTCGTCAGTACGACGTGAAAATGTTTTAGCACAAACTTCAAAATCAGGCTGACAATGTACAACTACAGCACCACGAGATAAAGCAGCACGCTCAAGCATACGTTTACGTGGCATGTCAATACGATTTTGCCCATTACGATAAGCGTTACCATAAATAGGCTCTGACAGCCAAGAGCGATCCATGATAACGTGGTCATCAAATGTTAATGCAGGTGTCATTGCTCTGAAATAGATTTTGCATAAGTGCTCTGCCTCTACATCAGCGTATGGGCCATGCTTAACAACGTGTACCATCTTACCATTTTGCAACCGTTGACGTAATGTGTCTGATAGCGTTGTCTTGCCGGCGCCGTCAGGTCCTTCAAGTATTACAATCATAGCAATCTTTCTAAAATGTACATTGTTTCTTTTATTGTTGCAGTGCATAATTCTCTTGCTTGCAGTATTGCAATGTGCCGTAAGTCATCATCATGCATCATTTCTAAGCCGGCTAATGCGTAACTATACGCAGGCCCGATCATGTTCAACTCCAATGGGTTACCACCAAGCACACAACCTGCAGCTGCAGCGTGTAAATAACGTACTCTCCACCAGCCAGAGCCTGCATGTGCGTATGTAGGGCATAGCACACCTTTGTAAGAGCCATATTGCCATACAACATCTGACTCCAAAATTCTAGGCTGACCTAGTGCTTTACCGCCAATGGAATACACAGGCCACTTTAGTTGTTGCTTTGTTGCCCATTCATGCGCATCTTTTGAGAGTGATGCGTTATACCATTCTTGCTTACGTTGCTGCCATGATAATTGATGTACAGGTGGCATTTCATATAGCGGTGATGGGTCCCATGCAATAATGTTTGCTACAGGTAATTTCATCTTGTCAATGTCGCCCCAAGGGAATAACGGTGCAAGCCATGTACGATTCATTAAGTGCATTAAATCGATTTTGCTTTCCCATGTTGGCAAGATCTTTTGAAATGACCAATCGTCAAGGCAAATGTATGCATCAGGCCGTTGTTGCAGTGCATAGATGGCACCCTCGGGATCAATTGCATTGTGGTCTAAGGGGTATACATATACAAAGACTGTATCGTACATAGAGAGGTCTTCTCCTAGTTCAATAGCACGATGGTCAACACTATAGCCTAGCTTTGTGTAAGCGGTAGCCATCATTTCTGGAATAGAGATAAACTTTGTAGAGCTTGCTCTATTCGGATGATTTGTATGCGTTTCAGTAACGCCTGTTATAAGTATGTTCATTGCTCTTGTCCATGGCTGATGCTGATATAACCATTTTCAACGTCGTAATTAACGTCACCAGAACGGCCACCTGCTGCAATATAATCGCCAACAGTCATACCATTTTTATATAAAGCAAACCTTGTAAAGCTTAGTGTATTCTTTCGCTTTGGGTTTTCTGTTGCCAACAATGTAATAGTGGCAGTTTTTTTGACGTGCATGCGCTTATTTGCGGGCATAGGTTGCTCCTGAGGTGGTTGAGAAATAAATGAGGGTGCTACAGTTGTAATATCCATTACAATTCCTTTCAATAATCAAGTAATAGTTATTTTATCACGTTGTACATAGTCTTTCACAGCATTTAATAAATTTTGTTGCGTTTTGTCTTTTTTCCGCACAGCTTGTAGGATAGCTTCATCAATTGTATCTTTTGCGATAATGTGATGCACCATAATATGGTTCTTTTGGCCTTGCCTCCAGAGTCTGCGAATGAATTGCTCATAGACTTCTAATGACCAAGTTAACGAATACCATATAACTGCGTGCCCTGCGCCTTGTAGATTAAGGCCATGACCTGCTGACATCGGGTGCGCAAGTAAGACAGGCACTTCACCGGCGTTCCAAGCTTCAATAATCGCATCAAGCTTATTACCTATAACACCTGAGCCAATAACAGGCGCGTTAGGAAACGCTAGCTTGAGTCTTTCTAAGTCATGTTGGAAGTGATACCCAATAATGCAAGGCTGGCCTGATAACCCTTCTACAAGTTCTAATACAGCTTCAGTCTTTGCGTCATGTATATGTACGCTGGTTTTATCTTCACCATCTAAATAAGAACCACCATTGGCTATTTGTTGCCCTTTCATAACAGCCACAGCAGCGTTAACCGCAGTGATGTCGCCTTGCTCTATTTGAATGGTCAAAGCTTTTTCAAAGGCGTCATACATTTTTCTGGCAGCGGGAGGTAGTACTACCATAACGTTGTTATACCCCAGCTCAGGCAAGTCTAAATGGTCTAAGGCTGCCATACGTAATACCTTACCTTCTAACTTTGCTTGTATTCTAGCCTCACCATCAGCTTGCAACTTCCATTCATAGCCATTGTAGCCGCTAGGATAAAAGTATTCAGTGCGAAATCTTGATATGTAGGCACCAAAAGTAGCGCCCTGGTCAATCACAAGCTGTGGGCCAAATATGTCTAATAGGCTATTCGGCGCGGGTGAACCAGTGAGGCCCCAGCGACGTTCAAACTTATTTAAAGCTGGCTTCAATGTTTTAAATCGTTGTGTCTGCGTATTTTTTAAATAAGAAATCTCATCAACAACTAAAATATCAAACGGCCATTCTTTACCATTTAATGTACTTGAAAGCCATTGCAACCCTTCATAGTTCATAACGTAGATATCGTGGTTTTGCTTGATGACTTTATTCTTTTTGTTGCCGTGGAGTACACCAACTGAGTAATGCTCAAATTGCTCCCACTTTTGTGCTTCTGTAGGCCAAACGCCATACACAGGCCGTAGAGGCGCTAACACTAGCATCTTACTTGCAAGCCCTTTGGCGCGTAGTACTTTAAACGCCGATAAAACAATAGCAGTTTTACCTAAGCCCGGGTCAAGCCATAGACCACCTGAGCCTCGTTCTACTAGAAACTTAACAGCTTCTTTTTGGTATTCATGCGGTTGCCAAAACATTATCTATCCCTTCTTTAGAATCTATTACATATACTTCTTGGTTCCACTTATTAAGCTCAAAGTGTACTTTAACTTGTAGCGGTGACAGTTTAGCACCGGGTCTTTTTAACTCAACCCACATGACTTTACCATCTTTCAACACCACAATACGATCAGGCCAGCCACGAGAAAATCGAACATTCAACTTTAAAGTCATCAGGCCTTTTTTCTTACATTGCCTAGCAAAATAGCCTTCAAGCTCTCGTTCTAGAATAACTCGGGCTACCATCTGCAAGGGCCGCCATTATCTTTTCTAAAGTGACACCACCTACAGCCAAAACTAGGCTTAGGCGCGTAAATATCATCACGTTCAATACGACTAATACGATTGTCTACCCATAGTTTTAGTGCCTCAAAGTCCTTACGCTCTATGGCTGTGTACTTTACTTTTTTCTTTAAATCAGTATAGATAATCTCCATATCAACTTTAGTTACTTCAGGGTGTGCTGCAAAGATCATAACGGCGTAGAGCTTTAATTGCTCTTCATAATCACGTTCTTTGCCAGTTTTCCAATCAGCAACATAGGCTGTGGTATGATCAATAACTAGGATATCTATAATTCCACGAAGCCATACTATACTCTCTGAAAAGCCACACACCTCCCAATCTTTAGTAAAGCCAAGCTCTACCTCAGATTTAGCGCCTTTAGCTTTTAATTCATTTACATAATCTTCCCAGTGCGCAGTTGCTTCAGTGTACAAAGGCAAGCCATCTTTTAATAAGTCTTCAAACTCACTATGAATTGCTTTACCTCGTGTTGCGGCGTCGCCTGTTGGCTCTTGTCGATGCTCAATACGTGTCAGTTTATATTTGAAAGGGCATTGCTCGTATGTTTTAATGCTTGAATTTGAATAACTCATGTTCTCCACCAGTGAATGTTCTTACGACGACCGTATTTTATACGTATTTTAAAGCATTGCAATGCATTGAATTTAACCCACTTCCTTAGATGCGCACGACGTCTTGATGCCATACGCGTTTTAGGATACCTCGGTTGTAATATCATTTTGTCTCCTGATACGTGTCACCTACTTTGTAATCACTTACCATAGGGACATCCATTGCAACAGCGTTACACATAGCGTTCATTAGGCAATTAGCCTCACGTTCAATATGTTCTATTGGTGCGCTAATAACCAACTCATCATGCACACTTAATAATAACCGGCTACCGTTACGAGTCTTTTGATAGTCTAACATGGCTTGCTTAGCTTGATCAGCTGCGGAGCCTTGAATTAATAAGTTAACGCCTTTGTAGTCAAACTCTCTTAGTCTTCCTAGTATAACCTTAGGTGGTTCCATCTTAACTAATCTACCTCCAATTGTTTTAATGGGTTGATTTAACTTATACCGCGTGCGCATAGTGGATTGCATATCTTTAAGACCCGGCGCCACTGCGGTTGTATAAGCGTCCATCAATGTTTTAGCCATCTCATAATCTACCTCAAGCATTTCACTAATCTTTTTAGGGCCAGCTCCATACAGAATAGCAAATGATACGCCTTTTGAGTATGTACGACTAACCTCTCTACCTGAAGCCTTGGTCATCATCTCAGCTGCGTAGGTATGTAAATCAGCCCTTGCATCACTTTGGTATTGCCGCATAAGGTTACCACCTTCAAAGTGAGCAAAGATTCTTAGCTCCTGTGCGTTAAAGTCACATGCCACTAACTTATGCCCTTCATCCGGTAAAATAAAGCTACGAATAAGAGGCAACGGTGTAACATCTAAGTCAGGTGGAATGCTTACTTTAGGATAACGAATAGGTGCGTTTTGAAAGTTAGGCGTAGAAGATAACCGACCTGTACGTGTACCACCCCGTTCACCTCTTACGCTATTCCAATTAGTAAAGATTCTGCCAGTCGATTCAGATGCGTATAACCAAGGCTCGATAAACGTGGATAAGCAGGTGGATAGATTAGCGCGGTAACGTAGAACATCTCTAAGGTATTCATTGGTTAGCATCTCTTCAAATGCTTCCTTGGTAGCCTGCAACTGGCCCTTGTCTGTTGATGGCCACTTTTTATTTTTATCCCAATGCTCAGACTGATAAATACATTCAACCAGCTGCTGATCGCTGTCAACATTTAACTCAGGAGAATTTAACAATGCACGAACCCAAACAGTACTTTTTAAGATGTCTGTTATTGCTTGCGCTTTTGCAGCAAGTAAACCTTCACGGTCAACTCGAACTCCAAGCCGTGAGTTTTCAAGTAACACTGGAATTAATTCCATTTCACGTGTATAAGCAATCTGCTGATCAGGTAAAACTTGCGAAGCCAAAAAGTTATATAGCAAAGAAGTAAGCCGCACGTCAGCTTTAGCATAGCGTCCAACTAACTCAGTTGGGCCTTTGCTGATGTAAGCGCCCCATGTGGATTTCTTTTTCTTAGCCTCAGGTACGTTAGTAACAATCCATTCCTTCAATTCATCACGTTCATTAGGCTCAGCCAGTCCCCATTCAACCACTAAGTCTTTTAATGACAAAGACCTGACGTGAGGGTCATGCAGAAAGGCTAGGATTAACGTATCATGAATCCTCAATGGATTAGGTATTGCTAAATCAAAGTGGGTCTCAATAACATCTAGATCAAACATTGCGTTATGGAAGCAGACAGCACGATCACTTGCCCAAATATCCATTAGCATATCACGAACATAGCTGAATGACGTGCTATTATTATGCAGGTGGTCAAATGAATGGTACCCGTCTGGATAGACACCTTCAGGGTCATACACAGCCAAGCCTACAGGCTTAGGTGGGTACTTAGGGCGAGCTTCAATGCCTTCTGTTTCAAAGTCGAGAAATACAGGTTGCTTTACCATATGGGTGTGAACCTCGGCATACATTGCACATCAACAATAATATCAGACATCATACCTGAGATCATCCGTTTTGTAAGCATAGGCACAGCTCGCATACGATTGGCCTCGCATTCTTGAATAGCATTAATCACTTCGTTTCTGCTCATTTGTTGTACTTTTCCGTCATAGAGTAATTGAACATGTGGTGGGCCGTAGGAAGCTACCTGCTGTACGGGTGGTGCAGATGCTGCACATGCCGCCAATATGATTGGTAATACATAAATAATATTACGCATACATTCCTTTCAAAATGGGCTACTAGCTTTCACGTTCGCCCGTCAGGTTACGCTACAATCTTATAGTACTCATCAGTTAATGCACACGCTGCTCTAAGAATATCATTAGGCGAATGTATTGCCTCAGTAATACTAGAATTAGCAGAGAGTGCTAACATGAATTTTAGAATTAACTCTTGTCTAGTGTCCATGTTATCCCCTTAGAAACGATCTGATTGTATTGCAGGAGCTTCAGCTTCTACTTCAGATACTACGCCAGCCGAGGCGATTGCATTACTAATTTCTTCTTTGCTTCGAGCAATTAGAGCCTGCAAAATATCTTGAGCCTCAATTGTACGAGTCATACTAAAAGCAACCTTGAACTGAGTCTTAGCATCAGGCAGTACAGATATTTCAGTTACAACAGCCAATGGCGGACGACGTAATGTTGCAGCAATTGTTTGCACATATGTAGCATAGTTCTTTAAGCTAGTTACAGGTGGACGTAATGCTGCTACCTCTGCTGTTTTAATCTTCTCAGCGCTGGTTAAAGCATCGACAGGTATAACTAATAGTCGACGTGTTTCACGGCAGGCTTTACCCTTTCCACCAGTTGGTGATGAGCCCCATTCATTTTTAGGGCAACCTTCACATGTTGCATGCTGTGGAGCAGGTGATGCACTGTTAGGTTTCATGCCAATAGCTGATGCGTCAATGCCAAAACAATCAGGCGGTACAATCTTTGTAGGGTCGTACCTTGATGCATAGTACAAACGCTCAATAGGAGCTGCAATGATAACGCATTCCAATTTATTGCCTGCAACAGGGTCACCACGGTAAGTTAGTATACCACCCTTGGTTGATAAAAATGTTGTTTGTAAAGATGATTGCTCAGCTTTAAGTGATTCAGCTGCCATGCTGGCTAACTGGTCTTCAAACAATGCTAATTGATTTGATTCTACTGCTGGTGCTTTTGCCATGGTAATTTCCTTTACGAGTTGACAAGTTACTTGCGACGAACGACTGATAATTCCCAGACCGACGATGACGACGTCCCAGGCACAACCTCTCCAGCTTCCCATCGTTCCTTAAAGGCAGCTGAAGACAAACGCTTGTGTAAAAGCTCAAACTCACCAGTTGATGCAACATGCTTATAGAACGCATCCCAATCATCAATGGCTGGGTGAGTAACTTGACGCATGGTGCATGACGCCCTATCGGACGCTGCTTTACTGATGCCTGCATTAGCCATTTGCTCCATAATATCAGCTTCAATTCTGGCTAATTTTTCATTACAGCTTTTGATTTGCTCAGCAAAGCCTTCTTTCAAAGCTTTAGTCTCAACAAACTCATTAATCAAATCATTAATATTCATTATTTTGCTCCGGATGATTTACGGTGAATTGCGTTTTGTATTGCAGGCTCGGGAGGCATCCACCCAGCGGGCTTAACCACATCATATTGTGAGCCTCGCAACGATCGAGTATACGGACCTGCAGGTTCTTTTTGCATGTTGGCTGCATGCACAGCTGCAAAGATCTCTTCAAATGGTAGACCCATGGCGTGTGCACAGCCTAAGGATACATACACTAAATCAGCAATTGCATCAGCAGCGCCTATTAAGTCCTGTTCCTCATTGGCTTTAAGATACTCAGAGAGCTCCTCCATGATAAAGCGTGCGAAGTATGATGTCTCCTCAGCGCTTAATAACTTAGGTACGGGCCCAATAGGCAGGCCCATCTTTTCTCTAAATATTCCAACAGATTTAAACATTATGCTGCGCTCCTTAAGTCTTGTGACCATAATAATTCTTGAAGCCAATACGGCCTTGGTGCTTTGCCTTTGTAATACACTAATGGCATTGTTGCAATTTTGCTGGCGTAATAACGACGATACGATGTAAGTGCATTATCACTTTTGTAAGCATCAGGCATTGCCAAGGGTGGTGTTTGCCAACGGTAAGGGATATCGTGCATATCTTTAGGTGCAAGTAGTAATTCAGCAACTAAGACTTCGTGTGACTTATGGCGTTTGCCATAACGTTTATAGAACTCGGCGCCTAAACCACAAGCTAAATCGACGAGGTAATTGTAATGTAGTACAGACTGACGCACCCAGATAGCACTAGGGTGATTTTTGTGTGTAGGTTTATAGGTAACATTGGCGCCATTGCCATAGTGGTGATGCGCAGTGGCTAGGAGTTGACAGGATTCAATTAGCATTTTGCCGACATGTTTATCGCAATGCATAGTTGCTGCAATTTGTGCTACAGGGTGGAGATAGAAGATGTTCATACAATACCTTTCAAAGATCAATAAGTAAACTAGTAACGAGTGACAACAAAATAATTATACAATAAAAGCGGGGCCGTGGCCCCAACTTTTTACGCTAAAGCCATTAAATCAGTAACAACTTGTTGCTTAACATTAACGCCACCGCCAAACCAAGCATTAGCAAGTCTTGCATCGGATGTACGAGCTGTTTCCCAGTCAAGTAATTGAGTCACCGCGTTTAAAGCGCCCCATGCTGTACCTTTGGCTGATTCAAGATCAGCACCGATACCAGCGCCTTGATATAACTCTAATGCACGAACAGCTGCGCGGCTTGGCTTGTTCTCATCACCGCCGAGAATCTTAGCAAAGACTGCGTTAGCCTGCGCGGATGATACTTTGATACGGGCCAGAGCTTCGGCTGTATCT